AAAGCGTAATCCGAATCAAGGAGAAACGATCGTAAGAAGAAAGAAGATATGAATAACACATCTTTATCATATGTTCAACATATGGAAAATGAAAATGAAAATGAAAATTTAATTGAAAAAAAGAAGGTAGCACGATTCCAAAAACCCACCATTGAACAACTCAAAGAGTATATGAGCGAACAAGGGATGAACGACATCGCAGAGAACTGGTTAAACCATTACGAAGCAAATGGATGGATGGTCGGCAAGAACAAGATGAAAGATTGGAAAGCGTCAGTCAGGACTTGGAAGATTAATCAAAAAAATAATTCAGCAACTCCACAAGTTGTTCACAAAAAAGTGTTTAATTTGTCGGACTATGAATGAACTTGAAGATTACATACTCGGACAACTTTTGTTCTATGAGCAGACAAGAGCTTTGCTTCCAAGAATCAAACACCAATGGTTTGAACAACCCCTTCACCGAGAGGTCATCCAGCGGATGTCGGTTGCTTACTACGGCAACGAGGCAATTGATTATATGTCCTTGACCAAAGGGATGAACAATGATGATAGAATGAGGGTGATTTTCATCGGGCAGAATGTCAGCAATGTGGCCAATGTGAGCAGTTATATTCCAAAGTTGGAAGCCAAGTACCTTCACAAGGAGTTCGTTGCTCAAATCTCTTCTATTGACTTGACAATTGATTTGAAAGAGTTGCTCACACAAACTCAAAGCATAATTGACAACACCAAGTTCACAACAATCAACGATCCTGTGAGCATCCACAAGTTGAGCGGTCAAGCCGTTGACAACATCACCCAAGCAATTGAGCGTGGCGATAGGATAACAGGTAAGCAAAGCGGATGGATTTCAATTGATAGAATCTTGGGAGGTTGGAACGCTGGTGATTTGGTGGTGATGGCTGCTCGTCCAGGTCAAGGAAAGACGGCACTTGCTTTGTCCTTGATGTATGAGTTCGGGAAGTTGGAAGGGAAGGGTTTGTTTGTGAGTTTAGAGATGTCATCCGAGCAACTTGCAAAGCGATATTTATCACTCCTTGTAGACATACCTAATTGGAAGATACGCAACGCCAACCTGAAGGAGGTGGAGGTCATAACCCTTTGTGACAAGGTAAACAATTCAAAGGTTGAGTTCTTTGTTGATGACGATCCGAACTGCACGATTCAGCAAATCAAATCCAAAGCAAAGATTCACAAAGCAAAGCACGGACTTGAGCTTCTCGTGATTGATTACATCCAGTTAATCAAAGGGACAAAGCAAAACCGAGAGCAAGAGATTGCAGAGATTTCCCGAAACTTGAAATTGTTGGCAAAGGAATTGCAAATCACGGTCATTGTTCTTGCTCAATTATCACGCAAATGTGAGGAGAGAAGTGACAAGAGACCGATGTTGAGCGACATCAGGGAGAGCGGAAGCATTGAACAAGATGCGGATGTTGTGATGTTTCCCTTTAGACCGGCATACTATTCAGGTGAGAAGATGGAAGTTGAGGAAGCGGAGGTCATCATCGCAAAGAATCGTCACGGAGAATGTCACACCATCCCCACAACCTTCACAGGATCACGCACAATGTACGAGGAGAAGTTATGAAAAGCGAAGTATTTAACGCAGATTGCTTGGAAGCAATGAAGCAATATCCCAAGAATTATTTTGACTTGGCGATAGTTGATCCACCATTTGGTATTGGAAACTTTGTTCAAACTGGTGGAAATGTGAGAGGGGAAAAGGTTACTTGGAATGAACAAACACCATCTCAAGAATACTTTGATGAACTCAAAAGAGTTTCAAAACATCGCATTATTTTTGGTGCAAATTATTACAATATGTTTGCAGAATCCAACGATAGATGTCTATGGGCATTTCGCAAGGATGAATACCAACTCTTCCAGAATGCATCCTGTTCATTCCATAAAAAGGTAGAAATTTACACACAAACTTGGACAAACTTTGTACACGCTGGAAGAGTTGGTATTCATCCTTGCGAAATGCCCATAGACATCTATCGTTGGATTCTGCAAACATATTGTAAACAAGGAGACAAAATACTTGACACCCATTTAGGGAGTGGTTCAAGCCGTATCGCAGCGGATATGGAAGGCTTTCAATTCACGGGGTATGAATTGGACAAGGACTATTTTGAAGCGAGTGTAAAGCGATTTAACGAATACAAACTACAAACCAAACTACTATGAACAAATACTTAAAAGCAGATGGATTTGATGAAGCCATTATTGGCATTGACACAATGGGAGAACGCATCATCTATTGTAAGCAAAAAATGGTTGAGATTTTAACACAAGAAATGGATGAAGATGAAGCGATTGAATTTTTGGAATTTAATACTTGGACTGCCTATGTTGGGGAACACACGCCAATTTATGTTGACCAAATGACAATGAAAGAACTGGAAGAAAGGTTGGAGGATGAATTACTATGAACCAATACCAAGTAACCCACAACCTAAAGCAAGAGATACGCAGATTGCGTTTGACCATTCAGCAACTACACACATCACACGCACAAGAGGTCAAAAGATTAAAGAATGAAATACTCCGACCACGCTGCGACATTAACGACATAGAAGCGGACTGGACGGATGCAATGCGAGTGGCTTGTCAAGTTTACGATGTCACACCTGACCAAATCGTTTCTCACAACCGCAAACAACACATCTCCTATGCACGGCACTTGTTTTGCTATTTATGTAGGAAGCATTTGAAGATGACCTTCGCTGGTGTTGGCAACATCCTTCATCGGGATCACTCATCTATCATTAACTCCGTCAATGTTTACACCGACCTAATCCAATATGACCGAATCACAAGTCAACATTATACGAAAGCACTTGCCTTATTGGGTGATTACTTGCAAGAAAGGACTCACGCAGAGCATCTCCATCTACAAGACGGAGGAGGAGTTGTTGAGGTGTAAGAAAAAATACGAAAAAGATGGTTATATTTGTAGTATTGAAAAGAAAATTTGAACAAAGCCGACATCATATTGGAGTTGTCCAAAGCTGATTGGCTCACCCAAGCAACGAGGAATATCGCCAAAGACCGAGAGTTGGCAAGGGAGTTGTATCAATTCTACTTTTTGACTTTACTTGAGAAACCTGATGAGCAAATTGAGAAAATATACAGGGACGGATACATCCAGTTTTGGTCAATCCGTCTCCTTTATTTGGCTATCAACGGCAACCGGCATCCCTTCGGTAACTCTCGCATATATGACCAATACGATGTCTATGAGCTTGACTTCGCTGAAGAACCTGACCTACTCCTTGAGAGAGAGGAAGAAGAAACAATTGAACTTGAACGAATCAACAAAATAAACCAAGTAACCGAGTCAGCATACTTCTATGAAAAGGAACTATTCAAGATGTGGTGTTCAGGAATGTCTGCAAGGGCTATCCATAGAAAGACCGACATCTCCGTCCGTGAAGTGTTGAGGGTGGTGAAACTAATGAAAGAACGATGCACACAGAAATAATTGGAATTGCTTGTTTGGCAATCATCATTGTCAACTTCGGCAAACCAGCCGACCTACTTAAACGCTATCTCTACGGAAACGAATACCACAAATGGAAGCGAATGAAACCACTTGATTGTGCTTTCTGCCTGTCGTGGTGGTTGGGATTGTCCTTCTTTTTATACACTTACGGATGGGTGGGGATACTTTACGCATCCATCGCAACGGTGATTGTCGCACTATTAGAAACCAAACTATGACACCACAAGAAAAAGCAAAAGAATTAATACGAGAATTTTATTCAGTCGGTGCTGTTGAATGCAAACAATGTGCATTGATTATGTGCGATGAGTTGTTATGCAATTCAACATTTCTTTTAAGTAATGGTGAATCATATTTTTGGAATGAAGTAAAAAAAGAAATACAAAAACTATGAGCAATATTGAATTTATACTATCACTTCAACCGTTGTACGACAACTGGAAGAAAACACAAGTATTCGCACCATCACCTGAACAAGGGGCAATCCTTAACAATGTTCACCGTGAAATCTTCGGAAGGAACTTGCCTAATTGCAGTACTTGTGTGACCGAAGCATTGCACTCACTTTTGATTTGGGCAAACCAACAACAAGAAGCCCTCACCAAAGCACAACTTGCCGATGATGAGCAGAAACCAAAGAGGAGGAGAAAGAATGAGCAATAAACAACACACGGCAGTGGACATTCTATGTGGAAAGTTAGCAATGAAGTTAGGCATACCACAAGCAATTACTTTTTATATAGACCATCAAGAAGAAATTAGAGAAGCCAAAGAAATGGAGAAAGAAAGAATTGAAACTGCATACAACAAAGGAACAGTTCATGGAATTGATTATCCTGAAAGTACATTACCAATAACTGGTGAACAATACTACAACGAAACATTCGGAGGTAAACAATGAGCAACAATAAACAAAGTAGCGTGGAGTGGTTCATTGACCAACTTGAAGAAAAAGGCGATGCTTGGGAAAATGTAAGTATTCGCAGAGTTCAAATATCAATAGATGTAAGCGAGTACATGGAACTAAAAACAAAAGCCAAAGCAATGCACAAGACGGAACATTTTAACACTTGGTGGCATGGAATAAGTGAAAACGAACCAATCACTTTTGAACAATACTACAACCAAACCTACGGAGGAGGTGAGCAATGAAACTATACACAGAAGAACAATTACTAAACACTGCTGAGGCGATTAGAGATTACCTTAAAAATTACCCAGAAAAATTTCATGAATCAATGATTGAAAAACACCTAAGAATTTAGCACCCGTTACCACAAAAAGAACTCTCATCATCTACAAC